TTGTTTCTTAGGAGGCTCGTAAGCCAAACCTCTCTTGGGCATAAAATCATCAGGGGTAAAGCCCTTGGCATTCTTCGGCCTATATACATTGGCTATTGTTGCTGCCACCACTCCAGCAGCGTAGTTAGTTTGATATTCTCCAAACGGTTCTAAAAGATAGAATGCTTCACATTCAGCCAAATCGTATGCCGACATCTGTTTCAACATTGTTCTTGTTGAAGCGTAACCCAAAGCTAATGCTAATCTACGTTGGAATCTTCGCTCTGGGTTTTGAACAAGTTTTTTATTAATTTCTCCATTTCTTTCTGGCCAATAGCATTTACTCGCCTTGCAACCTCAGCCAGTCGCTCCATAATAATAGAAGACTTCTTACCAAGAGGAACAATGTCAGAGAAATCAAAAAGTAACTTACACTCTGCATCAACAGTACACGCAGCCACCAACTTTGCCGTAACATTGGCAGAATCCGCAAAAAACGAACCATCTGGATTCTTCTGCATAAGTGATCTCTGATAAGCATCCTTTTCAAAAGCAGTCATAACTTTAATATAGACCCCTTTATCCGTACCCCATTCTGGAATAGAGACCCACTCTTTTTCCACCTCTTCCACCATACCAAAAATCTGATTCTTGGTTAGACATTCTTTTTTTTCATTCATCTTCTTTCTCCTAAAATAAAATCTGGTTAGTTGTTTTTGTTTAAGAAGTCAGAGTAACTTGTCCGGTAATCTTGAGAGTTACATCTGAAGTAATCTTATCATCAAATGGAATTGCCATCCCCATGTTAGTCACATAGGCAGCAAAATCGAGAGTGGTCTCTGAAGTATCAGGGAGTACTATTTGATAATTGACAGAGGAATCTGACTCAAAATCGTCATTCATGTCTTCATAACCATCCCTCGTCCAATTCATTGCAAGTACTACTGTTCCAGCATCCCTAAAACTGGCAATGAACTCACGATAACCACCAGTACTGGCTAATGAGGTAACATCAATTGTCCCTCTCGATTTATCAGGGCCAGTAATAGAATTGATTTCACCAACAGCATTAAATCCCTCATCACTCGACCCATCTCCTCTCTTAAAGACCGTTCCTACTCCTGCTATTGCTTCACTCACCGTTGCAGGACGGAGATAAATCCATGCAAAAACAAAAAGCAGAAGTATTATAAAAACAGATTGTAACATAAGTCCTCCTTTCTTATGCAGTCGTTCGCTGCATTCTAAAATTAATTGTTAATTCGGGTCTATTCTCCTCATCATACCCCAACGATATAATATCAGAGGAAGCCCAAATGCCAACATATCTGGCACCATTAATGGTTTTATTATGGGTACCATGTAGTTCATTTTTAATATCATTCAAAAGAGAGTAGGCCTCCTTGTACTTCGACCCATCTCCTCTTATTTTTATCTGTATGTAAGGAAATTCGTATGTATAATTTGACGCAGGCTCATCCCCTCCTGTATCATATATTGTAACTATCTTGTCTACTACACCACTATCAGGCTCTTTAGAATAAAATAAGTTTGTACCAAAAACTAAATCCAGTCCAGCATCAGACTCAAGAAGTATGTCTTTAATATCCTCACTCGGAGAATTCATATTGTATCCCTTCTTGTTATCATCGTTCTATCTCTGATTATTTTAAGAATCACCCTACGCTCTCTTCTAAGTGGACCTTCAAGAAATTTCCAGTTGCCACCTACGGCAAACACTTGTCTCTTACTACCCTTCTCTGGTTTATACCTTTTACCAGATGGGCTAACTCCTCCTGTCTTGCCCGCTCTTGGATTTTCATGTACAAAAGGAGCATAAAAGGCACTATACCCAACAGCCACATTATGATATTTCCTTTTGCCTCTTTGCACCTTGCCTTTTATTTTTGTGACTACTCTACCATGATCAGCTGTCATGCCTAATGCACCGTCACCTCTAAACACAGGAAGATCTATTACTTTCCCATTTGAAGCAATAACAAATGCACTGTTTTTTAAATTACTGGTAACCACTGGCACTTCAGGCTGAGACTTCCTACGGACGTGCAGGCCAGCGGCAAGTAACCCTTTCAAGGAGTTACCCTTGATTCTCGTTATAGACCTGTTCAAGCGTCTTAGGTAGTTATCTAATCCCTTTATATTTCTTGTCTTAGCCATATTATAAGAAAACTTTCCTTTCAAACTGAGTCCCACCAAGATTAGGAGTTTTCCTAAATGCCTTTACCTCAAAGGAATTCACATCTAAAAAATTAGAGCCATCAGAGTCTAAAAGAGAATCATCAAGATCTCCCAAAAATAAATATTCACCCTCTTTTATATCTATGCCTACATAAACAACTGCCTGGGACTGCTTTTCATTTCCAAAAGAATCTATAAACAATTCCTGTCGATCCTGCCATCGTATGGATATCTCCTCACCATTATCTAAGGTGAAGCTACCATCACCTACCTCTACACGATTGGCCCAATAAACTGCGGTCTGATTATAGTTCTTTGTTATAAAACTTACCATTACTTCTTTTCTCCTCTGGGTGGCTTAGAAGGTCTTGAACCGAACCACCAAGCTACGGCGGTGGTAGACATAAATATACAGGCATTCAATGTTGCCATTGCCATCGTGCCAGCTATCTCTGGTTTATTAAAAACAGCATCCCACGCAGACTGAGGTATCAGCCTCCAAATTTTATTGAACATGAAGTACACAGAATAAACTGCTATTCCAGGACGAATCATACCACGACAGAAGTCCACAAATCCAAGCATGACACCCACAATGTTTGCAGCCCAAGGAGACATCTTATCTGCAAATGCCTTAGAATATGCTGCCATGTCTGACTTGACGGAAGTAATCAAACCTTCAAAGTCTTTTGTAGTAACAAGCTCATCCATCTTTAACTTCTTCATCTTTTCAGCACCAGCAATCTCCAACTTCTGTACTACAATGTTATTCTCTCTTTCCTTATCGCGATCCTCTATTTTTAATTTCTCCATTTTAAAGTCATGCCGAAGTCTAAAAATAGAAGCAATCCCACCAATGATCCCTCCACCAATGGCTGATATCGCCGAACCTGCACCGCCAGTAAATAATCCAATTAAACCTTCCATTAGAATTGCCCTCCCCTATCAGTTATTTTTAGATAAAATGGTTCTTCTTTCATACAATTTTGAAATGCCTTTATAGTTGGTTTTGAAATAAGTACTGCTCTCTGGCCTTGAAGCCAACCAAACCTCCTTCCTAATAAAACACAACCATGTGTATGAGTAAGGTAACCTTTATCAGTCATACCTGCAAGATTGCCTGAATGTGCTAATATCCAACTTCTGTCATCAACATCCGTTATCCAGTAGCACCAGCCAAACCTTCCGGAGTATCTCATCCTTACTTCATAAGGTTCATAGCGAGCAGGGATACAGGAGATACTCCGGGCATTGTTTCTCCAAGGCAGCTCTAATGAGTAACACTCAAAGTTTTCCGTAATCCAGACCCCTCTTGTACCCTGCTCGCACGCACTAACTCTTATGAGAAAAACAAGTTTTATATTTCACCTCTACACAATTTTTACTGTTTCTATTTTAGCCGTCTTCTTCCCCGCACTCTCTAATCTCCCAGTGGGGTCAAGCAATTTTGCTTGCTGTCCGTATGGTGTAAAGTCTAATCCCATTTTTGTTTCGCCATGTCTTGTTATAGAAGCATCTCCAGTCTTCTCCGCTTTAGAGACAGAGTCCTGACTTCTAATGGCAACAAAATGAGCAGCGAGCCATCTCTCTATTTCCTTTAAAGTAGCTGCCGAGACCCCTTGCCCTCCAAGCCTTTCTGTAACAATCAAATTTGCAGAAGTAACAAAAGGTGCAACTTCAGAGGCAGAAAGGCTTGTATCAATTATTTCCTTTACATTTGCACCTGTAACTCTTGACATATTATACTCCTTTCCCACTCCACAAAGCAGGTTCAATAAAACTTACTGCTTTATCATAATCCCAATTTAAACCAAGGGATCTTACCACCCTCTCCATTTCGGAAAAATCATTCCCGATCATTTTCTGAGGCCACACTTCTCTTACATCTAATCCTGCCTGGTGCATCTCAATGAATCTCTCTTTATGCTGGTCTACCCAATAGTACCAGCCAGATGCTTTTTTATATGCCCTCATGAAGGTAGTACGAAGACAGGAGTTTACAATATCCCCTGTTTTCCTCCGAACAATTATCCATCTTGCCTCAGGAAAAGCCCTCGTCCACATAGGCCAGAACAAACACATCTTTGCACCTTTATAAAACCAGACCTGATGGTCACCCGGATATCCCTGACTTCTCAAGATATCAATTAGTTTTATTCTCCAATTATTTACTGCCCTAACAGAAACAAGTTTGCAAGCTTCTATATCGGGAAGAGGATCTTGGCCCATTGGATCAGCACCAAGCGAGCGTAAATAGGGTTTTACAAGATCCTGTCTTATCTCTTTATTCTCAAACATACCTTTCTCATTAAATCGAGTTGGGCCAGATAATTTCCCACCCCATGCACCAGATGCACTGATTATCCCTGCGGTCATAGAGGTACCGCTCCTTGCACATCCTGTTATTAAAATTGGTTTGTTAATCATATCCAATGTTCCTGCATCCACGACTCTTTGTAATTTACTGAATGGGGTCTCGGGTTGCCATGAAAACGTACTACCCTCGCATCCTCCGGCAATCCATATTTGCAATCTACCTTATAACTTACAACTTGGTCAGGAAATAATTTTTGCCAAAAGTCCATTTTATTTTCTAACTGGTAATTCAGCCACTTCCTTTCCGAACCACCAGTTTTATTTTCTACTCTCCTTGAATCCGCAAGAAGTGGTTCATATAATCGGCCACCCAAGAAACCGATTTTTTCATTCGAACCCAAGTCAAATCCAAGGAGAGATCCACCCGCCCTCCCAGGGTGGTATGCCGCTTCGCATGTAGCAAAGTCTCCCTGATACCTGGCAATATCATCAAGACTGCCGGTTATTACTACATCTAAATCGAAAGCAAGCACCCTACCCCAAAGACCATTATTCGGTTTATATAAAAACATCTTTTTTAGATTCCACTGCCAATCCGGCACATCTAAGTGAAGTATCTTTACTCCTTTATCAAAGGCAAGTGGTCTTTCATCGGTTATACAAACAAAGCGAAATGGCATAGATAGATTTCTTTTTACCCCTCTGTATAATCTATCGACATAGTCTACACCAAAAGGATCACACCAGCTGTTCCACAAGAAACAAGCTATGGTTATCTCCAATGCTCTTTTATCCATAGATTCTTCTCCTGTATAATAGGATCAGAGGGGTCAAATTTACCATTAAAAAAAACAATCTTTGCATTTACAGGCAATTCTCCCGTAGGTCTATTCAAAACAATAATATCATGATCAGAAATGGGTTCATGATTATTCATCCCTTCCGATAGAAGTACTACATTTTTGCGTTTTTCTTTTGCTCGCCTCTTTACCTTACCAAGCGAACTCAGTTCTTTACGCACTGGTTTGGCCTTCATAACATCAAGTTTAAAGTTGTATATCCCATCCTCTGTCGTCCAAACCTCCTCATTAGGATATAAGCAATAACTTATAAAAGACTGATCAGAACCTACCTTGTATTTTTTTTTAGATAAATTGATTGCAGCACGTGGGTTTTTATTAAACTTATTCCATACTTCTGGTCTGCTACCAGCGTCCATCATCCACATACTACCGCAATATGGCGTCTTTCTTAATCTCTCTCCCCATACAATAAAGTCAGCGGTTTTAGAGAAAATAGAAGTAACGCCATCGACAATTACTACATCTAAATCCATACAAGCAAACCTTTTGCCAAAGTAGACCTCTAAATCAGGGCCAAAGAGAGCCAATCTTCTATAACATCCTCCTAACTTAACAAAAGTATTTATCATTGGAAATACATTTACTCCTGAAAGTATTCCTACTGGATCATCAGTAATACAAATCAACTGATGCGGTAAAGAGAGATGCCTTTGCAACATATTATAGAGAGTATTAACATGGAGAGCAGTAAATTCCTTAGTATTTTTTGTTGAAGGTGGATCGGGCTTTTTCCACTTCCAGCAAATTATATTTATTTTCTCACCCATGTTACTCCTCTTGGCGTATTCTTTTTCATTTTAAGACCCTTAGATTCTCTCCATGCTGTACCAATATCTTTTACCAAACGTCCTTTACCAGATTCACCTACATAAACACAGGTCTCCCATTCTTCCAGAAGCTTTTTTGCTCCCTTTGTTCGAGACGTTATATCAAGGCATTCGTTGTCTTTCATTAGAGGGAGAACAGCTTCTTTATAACTTTTTCGCAAGAGAGCTGGTGGCCCTCCAAGACTCTTGCCCTTCTTCCTCCAATAAAGAGAGTTATATGTCTGGGATCTTGCAAAT